CCAATGGTCTTACTATCCATTAAACTTCTCCAGGTCTTGTGCGAAATGCACGATTATCAGGGTCATTCAACCAACGCTTCATGTAAGCTTGGTCATCAAGTTTGCCTTCGGCTTTCATCTGATAAAACAATGCCATTGGAATGGATGCAACATGGTGCATATCACCCTTCCAATTGGCCTTTTCATCAAATGAATTAAATCTATCTCTGTTGTCTGAAACAATCTGAGTCGCATCAATAATTGTCTCAATGGTAGCTTCGTCTTTTTCGGCATCGTAATGCCACATCTTACGAGTGCCAGTTTCAGTATTAATGTCAAATAGTTTGGTGTGCATAAATAAAAAAAGGGTGGGTTATTAGCCCACCCCTTTGTCTTCAGATTAGGTCTGAATTGTTGAGTTCAAGTCATAGACTGCGCCATGAGCTTTCTCATTCTTGATCTTCAAGCCCCACTCACACAAGAGCATACGCTTCTCGGCATCACCTGTCTTAGCCAGTTCAACTGTCTGGAAGGGACGCAGATAAGCAACTGATGCGTACTCAGGATCAAGGACGAAAACATCACGCTCACGTTGGAAGCGGTTAGGAACAATACTTACGTTACCGAAATCGGAAACATAAATATCAGCAGCGCCAATCAAAGTAGCGGGTTTAGCACCACCATTGATGTTGAAACGGCTAGAAGCGATACCAGCCATCTTAGACAAGTTCTGCTTGTTAACAGGACCAGCCATAACAATAGTTGGTGAGCCGCCTTCTGTCCACACCTTCTGAATTACGTCTTTCAGCAATGCTTCGCTGAATGAACGCAAGTTAGTAGTTGTAGCATCAGTACGAGCTGCATCAGGGATAGTAGTATATGAAGGATCACCACCACCAGTACCTTCGTTTGTATTGGTCTTCAAGAAGGCCAACAAGCCAGCAGTCTTACGGGCAGCAGATGTAGAACCAGCAGTGGCGGCTTGGTTAGCCAACATTGTGGAACACATATCACGCTTAATTTCCGCAGATTTTTTAGCCATTTGGTAGCTCAACTCAGAGCGACGGCCTGCTTTGTCAACAGCTTCCAATGTACCTGCAATGATTACATCCTTACGGCTAATCTGGGTGTAGTTACCCAAACGAACAGTGGCTGTAACAGCAGTGAAAGAAGTTATGTCATCACCCTCAATCTGTGCATTGGTTGTGCTGGCAGCAGCCAGGTCATCGGTTTGCCATTCAAAGAATGTATTGGATACGTTCTCACGTCCAATGTTAGACATGAATGGAGTCTCTTCTGGAGAGATCTGATAAATGACGTTTGAAAGATCTTCCCGCACACCCTTTGCGTCAAAGCGGGTGTAGGTGTTTGTAATAGCAGCCATGATAAATCCTTAAATAAATTTCTCGAAAAGGGATGCGGCATCTCTGACGCTTCCTGTTTGTGCAAGACGCTTTTTTGCGTTATTTAAATCACTAGACTTAGAACTTACGCTACCCGCTGAACCAGAACTAACCATCTTTGGTGCTTTCTTAATCTTTGCTTGGAATTCTGGACGCTTGCTCATCATCTGGTCATACTTCCACGCCTTGTGAAGCGCTAGTAATGCCCGTGAATCAGTAATGCCGTTCAGTTCCTGCTCGGTAAAACCCAAATTCTGACCATATTCCAATAAAGCTTTACCTTCTGCTTTAGCTTTCTCTGGAGAATTCCACTCTGGGATCTTCTCTTTCAATACCGCAGTTTCCTGCGCTAAAACATTTTGTATCTGCTTTTGTGATTCAACTTGATACAGTTGTTGAAGTCTCATTTGCTCTGCTTGTACTGCGTATTTCTGTTGTTGTCTGCGCTGATGTGATGTCCATTGACGGGCATATTCAGTCGGGTCTTCAACTTCTAAACGATTCCAATCAGGCTCTTGTGGCTCAAACTCCCGTAATTTATTCTGTAATTGTCCTAACACCTGTGCATATTGTTCACGCTCTCCACGTACTTGCTGAAACTCAGACTCGACTAATTTGCGCTCTTCTGCTAGTTTCTGCGTTTTCCGTGTGTAGTCAGCTTCACGTTGATAACCTCGGATAAGTTCTTCCTTTGGGACTTCGATTTCTTTACCATCAACTTTGACAATAAACTTCTCATCCCTTGGACCTTCATCTTCGGACTCTTCGTCTTCGCTTCCTACTTCCTCGGAAGTTTCCTCTGCTTCTTCTTGCGGCTCCGCAGATTCCATTTCCTCAGACTCAGATTCGGATTGCTCCTCCTCTGGTTGCGCCTCTGCACCAGTGTCAACACCCTCTTGGCTGTCTAGCATAGTAGCAAAGCTTTGCGCTGCTTGATTTACTGTAATCGAACCGACTGCTTGTGCGTTATCGGACATACTTACCTCTTAGTTTAACAATCATTTGTTTGGGGGTCTTCCCCGCCTGCGAACAAGGGCAACTTCTGCCATCTTGCCTGTATCCATAACAGAGCGTAGTTTTGTTCTCAGAATGTCTACTGTCTTGAGAAGCAAATAGGCTTGCTCTCTAATAGGCTCCTCCATCAATTTGGAAGACCTTATCTCAAGATAACAGTCATCTTCAATCTTTTTAAGCATTTCATTAAGGAGTTCATCCTCAAGAAGTAACTTAGCTCTGTCTCCTCTTGCGAGGTTAATTTCTAGATCGTCCATTTACATCATTGGTTGTGGCTGTTGAGGGACTTGCGTCTGATTCATTGCAGCCTGTTGACGGATTAATTCTCGGTCACGATTCATTGCGGCATCTATTTCCGCACTTTGAATTTGTACACCATATTTCAATTCTAGCTCATATCTACGCAAAATACCATCTTGTTCAATACGATCACGTTCTCTGTCATCAGACATAATCATTTTCTGACGCTCTAAATCCAATTCAGCCGCTTTCTTTTGAATATCAGCTTGAATAGCTTGAGCCTGTACTTGAGCCAATGTTTCCTCTGGAGTTGGCTTTGGAGCCTCTGGAGGCGGCATCTGGAAGTCAGCAGGTAACTGGTTAAAGTAATTCTGCGAATCCTTAATACCTGCCAGTTGCAACATCTTAGTTAGCGTATTTGTATACTGTGGTACTGTTACAACAGGATTATTAGGACCTGTCTTTTCAATCAGCATTTCCTGACGCATAGCCACTTGGTTAAGAATATTGATTCTGTCTTCAATAGTGCCATCACCAACGCCAACATTAACTGTTACGTCCATGTTTGAATCCCAAGAACGGGGGTCAATTGGTACGAATGTATTACGCAAACGAACCATTCTGGCTCTGTCTTGATTCTCAACCACCAACTTCAAGATACCAGTAAACAACTTACGTAAACCAGTTTCCGCAAAGATACGAGCAATCATCTCAATGTGCTGATGGGCGGCATTCACAGTTGCTGATACTGCGGCTTTGGTAGTGCTTTGCAGTGCATCTGCATCTAACCCTGCGGCAGCTTTAGAAATGCCTGTACGGGTCTGTTTAATGTCATCCAAGTATTCAAGCATTGGGAATGCTGCTTGACCAACAAATGGAGTGGTAAATGGCTGAACCATACCTGGCGCTCTCATGCGAATGATTGCACCAACTTCGGTATTTAGAACGTCATCAATATTTGCCTGTCCCTCAACAACCGCTGTGCGGGGATGGATAGACTGAGCCAAAGAGTCCAATATTCCACGTTGAACATTGGACTTGATGCGCTGAATATCCATTACTACGTCAGCAGGACACATACCAAAAAAGGTATGGGGTTCTGGGTCTGGGCAGAAGTCAGCAAATTGTCGGTCATCAACAATCTCATTACGTAGAACTTTGTTGCCAGTACCAACTGTACAAATCCTACGCATCTCAGCAATGCCATCGCCATCAAAGTCTACCTTTAAGTAGCCTTCAATGTAGAGAACACTCTTGCTTGATGGATCACCATTGTTTGCGGTACTGATAACAGCAAACGGGTTACGGGCTTGGTACTCTTGATTGTTGTCAAAGTCATTCCCATTACCTGCAACTTCAACCATTTCATCGTAGTCATAACCCATAGCGACTAGATCGGAAACAGTCTTCATAGTCCTGTGGCCTACAAAGGTAGCCTCATCAATAGACTTTGCTCTGCGGTCAATTAGGAACTCTTCTGGGGGTAGAGCTTCAATCTTTACCTTGCCAGACTTAATTCTTCGTTTGATCTCCACATCGTACATCATGGGAGGTGGGGTCATAATGCCTTGAGCATCATTCATTGGCTCAGTACCTGGCACTGGATACTCACGCACCGCAGAGATCTCTACGTCTGGATTCTCTGTCAGCATCATCATGCTCTGCTCATCAAGCATAGAGAATGATTCTGCTTTAACTTCTACAGACTCATCCCACCAGTATTTAACAATACCGCATTTGCGAACCAAAGCATCTTTAAAGGCAGAGTGGAGAATTTTAAAGCCAGGGTTATCCCGCTTGAAAATGAAGTCCACATAGTCTGTAGCTTGTTCAGCATTCTGAACATCCTCTGGTCCTTGGGGGGTGAACTCAACCACACGCTCTGGGCCAAAGAAAATACGCATCAGGCTTGGTAGGATGCCTTGAACAGTATCACGGACATCCATTGATACTACTTGTGAACGGCCTTCATCTTCATCACCAAAGGGTTGACCATAGTAGTATTCAGTTGCCAACGCACGATTGCCACCAATGTCGTCATCAATAAAAGAAATGGCATCATAGATTTCAGCAGAGATAACGCCTTGAAGTTGCTCTTCAGACATTACCTCATCACCCTCCATCTCGCCTTGGAGGGTTTCTGCCATCAACATGGGGTTTTCGTTAATCATATATTTCCTTATCGAGAACCGATATAAGGGAGGATTCCAGATCCAGTATTCTGTAAAAGAGAAGGAATGCCACCAACGTAGTTGTTAGACATACCGCCACCATAACCACCACCCATTTGGGGCATCATTAATGCTTTTTCATCTTCTTTAGGATTGAAAGAGTATTTAAATGCTGAGTTAGCCATATCACCCATTGATGTATTTGGGTTAGTCATAGTGTTATATAGATCCATAGTAGGAGCCATTTGTTGGCCTACTTGGTTTTGCATGAAGCCGCCAATATCTTGACCATAAGAACCAAATAATGATGCTAGTAATTCATTCATTTAGTCTTCCTCATCTTCCATGTCGTATTCAGTCTTAGCCATCATCAACATATTCTGCTGATTCTTTGTCATCTTTTTGGTGATAGGGCCACCAGAAAGCCATGCTGAACAGGTACGCTCACCTGCACACTTAAAGTCAAACAGTTCACAGTAGCCTAAGTTAGCCGCACCTTGTACGTCTTTAGCGTATCCATCTGTCTCTTCGTCTATACCTTTAAGGATACAGTCCAACATCTCAGGTGTCTGGATAAAGGCAGCGCAATTACCGCAACGCATCTCTTGAACTTCATCAATGGATACTGTCCACATATCAGCAAGGTTCTGCCAATACTCTTCGTTATCTTCTTCTGGGTTAGCAGGACCATAGTCAACATTCTTGATTGCCCAATTACGGGCTTTCAAGTTGGCTTTGATGTCATAAGTAGCGATAGGGCATTTCATTTTTTATTCCTTGCAGAAATAGCTTTAGCCTTTGCTCTAGCATCTGCTTTACTGCTTGCACCCCATGCTTGGAGGCTTAGAAGTAATCTAGTTGGCTTTCCATCTTTATACTCAGGACCATCATTTCCTGCCATCCTTGCAAGGAAACTAGCTCTACGTGGATTATCTCCAGACTTAACGGGCGGTTTAATGTCTTGGCCTTGTGCTTTTAAACTAGCACGACCTTTGGCATTTAACCCACCTTTAGGGTTTTGCCCTTCTTTTCTGGTCCACGCAGCGCTCATTTTTTCTTAGCAGTCTTAGCAGCTTGCTTAAAGTCTTTGGCAGTAGGAGCGCCTTTAGTGCCAGGCTTTCTCATCTTTTCTTTGGAGCCAGCCTTGATACGTTCTTGCTTGGCATTAATGTTGGCATAGAGTCCAGGCTTCATTTCTTGCTCCGATTGGTTGCAGTACGCATTCCACGTTTGGGCATAGCACGAGACTCGCTCATTGCGATAGCTACGGCTTGGTCACGGGATTTAACCTTTTGACCAGAAGAAGACTTTAGCTTGCCACGTTTGTATTCACCCATTACTTTACCAATCTTGTTGGCAGCATCATCCATATTCATAGGAATCTCCAATATAGGTTGCGAGATATTACCATAAATAAAAAAAAGAGCCACTTTTTTAGGGTGGCTCTAAAATGGCAACGGCAATCAGACTAGGCCACGGATCAACCTTTTAATCGGTTTGCCCCAAGACATATTTGATCCCCAAGACACAGTAGCGGCATCAGAAGCAAATGTCAACACAAAAGCATCAGCCATGTCAGGAGATTTCAATCCCCGTCTACGAATATCATCCTTAGATTCAATCTTAATCTTGCCGTTGGATGTAAAGGTGTACCTTACAGTTGCCAGTTCAGCAATGAAATCTTCGTTATTGGGTATCTTGCAGTCACGTTTCTCAAGCCAAGCCTTGGTTTTGTGCCATAGTTCTGCTCTCAGGTTGAGATAAGTACCGCCCATTGCTGGACTCTCTGACACGTTGATACCACGGCATGGCAACTTAAGTTCTCTTAATCGGTCAACAACTCCAGCTCCTAGGCCAATAGAGTCAACCAGAATCTCTGTAGGTTTACTCTTGTGGTCACAGGCTTCGTACTGGGCTACTACCGCACCTGTTAGTTGCATCAGGTCTAGGTTCCTCCAACGCTCTAGGGTATGAACCACATTGGATTGACGCTTACACAAAACTGACGAGTCAGAGCCGAACCGAGCCACATCCAACCCCCAGATAATTGGAGCATCTTCGTAAGCTCTGGTGTCTCTATGTTTAGCAGACTCAAGTAGTTCCATAGGGATAATGGTGTCATCATCGCTCCTTGGGAATTCACCTAGAACCCTGATCCGATAAGCATTAGATTCCTCGCCATAGCGGGATTTCATGTCTTCTACGTACTCTTTACTGACACGGGTAGAGTCAATACAGGATACCCGTCTAGTCCACCATTCATCCTTTAGACGATTGTGTGTGTCAAAGAAGAAGCCAGAAGACCTAACTGGATTGCCTAACAGTATGGTCAAAGCGTTATGACCAGACATAGAACCCGCAGCGGCCTCAAATACTGCCTCTGGGACACCAGAAGCCTCATCTGCTACCAACATGACGTTCTCAGAGTGGACGCCTTGTAAGGCTTCTGGTTGTTCAGCACGAGATGTTCGAGCAGAGATAAACGCCTCTGTAGCACTTGCCTTGAGTTCTATCCTCTCTTGTTTGACATCAAGTAAGGCTTGGATAGGTTCGGGCAGTTCTTTGACCCATCTCTTTAGTTCGGCAAACAAAGCGTCATACAGTTGGGCAGAAGTAGGGGCAGTAACCACTACCTTGACGGGATACCTTGTCAACAAGAACCATAGCATTGCCCAAGAAGCGGTAGTTGACTTACCCACTCCGTGACCAGAACGGATTGAAATCTTACGCTCACCAGAGGCCACAGCGTTAAGAAAGTCTTGTTGCCAATCATCAGGCTCTACTCCCAATACCTCTTTAACGAACAGAACAGGGTCATTCCGATATAGGGTAATGAACTGGATAAAGGGGTTATTCATTGTTTTCCAAAGTTTCGACTACTTCAGCCTTACCCATGTGCTTTAAAGCTTGTAGGTGTAGATCACCTAAAGAGATATTAACTTGGGTTTTAGCAGTGTCTCCGTAGTTCTCAGGGTCAAGCTTAGAGGCCATCCACTTACGGGTGTCTACTTGTAGCCTGGCTTTGTTGACTCCACTATTGCTTGTCTCATCTACTTGGTCAGCAATCTCTAAAGCCTCTTCTGCCAGTTTCTCAGCCTTTAGCTTACGTGCAGCGAGTACCGCATCTCTTCTCTCATCCGTATGGTTAATCCAGAAAGAAAGCATGGGCCTAGAACACTCTATGAACTCTGCCAAACGTCCAATGGTCATTCCCTGTGCTATGTGTGCAGTAACGAACTCAATGCCCCCCAGAGTCTCTATCTTCTTCTCCAACGCCCTACGCATAGGAAATCCAGCCATATCTTCTCCTTGATTTAATGTCTACAAATTCTAAACTATAAAAAATTTTTTGGGAGTGTCTTGTGTTACT